GGCCCAGGCCCAAATTCAGGAGATCTTAACTATTTAGTCAACTCTGGATCACTTAGTGTTAATACTATTATTTCAATACCTGGATCTTACTCAACAATATTCCCTAGTTAAACAACAAACAACAAACAATAAAATCAAATAAAATCAAATAAAATGGCAAAAGTAAAAAAAGTAACTAAAAAAGAATTAGAATCTATACAGAATTTATCTAGTAAATATTCTAAAATTTCATCAGATATAGGTAATTTAGAATTAAGCAAGCAAGATTTATTAATGGAACTTGGTAAAACAAGACAAGAGATAGAATCTGAAAAAGCTGAACTACAAAAAAAATACGGTGATGTTAATATAAATTTACAAACTGGAGAATATAGTGAAAATAATAAGGAAGATTAGTATAGGTTCTGACTATAAAAATGATGCAATGCATTATTCAACTGGTCAGGAAGTATACGGCGGACACACTATTAGCGATATTCTTTTTGAAAACTCAGATCAATCTTATAATATATTTATAAGTAAAGATAATGAAGTTTTACCTTGGAAAAAATTTAATAGTAATATGGCTATATCAGTTGAGTATGATTTAAAATACTAATGAAAAGCTTATATAGTTTTATCGTAAAGCCGTTAAAAAACAGATACGATAATATTCATGAAGTTAATGGCACAGATCTTATTATTAATACTAGTATTGAAAATCATAAGTTCGTTAGTAAAAAAGCTGTAGTAGTTCAAACTCCTGCAGCTTTTAAAACTAAAATAAATGTAGGTGATAGAGTTTATGTTCATCATAATGTTTTTAGAAGATTTTACAATATAAAAGGAATTGAAAAAAATAGTGGAACATATTTTAAAGATGATATGTATTTTGTTACTCCAGAGCAAATATATATGTATAATTTAAAACCACATTTAAATTACTGTTTTATAAAACCAATTAAAAACCAACGCCTATTAGAGAATAGGAAAGAGCAACCTAATGTTGGTATAGTAAAATATACTAACAATGCTTTAGAAGCTCTAGGAATAACACCTGGAACACTTATTACGTTTACCCCTAACTCTGAGTTTGAGTTTATTATAGAAGGTGAACGACTTTATTGTATGAAATCTAATGATATAGCTTTAACTCATGAATACCAAGGAAACGAAGAAGAAAATAATCCAAGCTGGGCAAAAGGCCATTGAGGAACTTATTAAGGTAGCAAAAGAAAAGATTGTAGACTCAGACGACGACGTAAGCGCTGATAGATTAAAAAATGCTGCCGCTACTAAAAAGTTAGCCATAATGGATGCTTTTGAAATATTAACTAGAATACAAGAAGAGGAGGATATGCTTAATAATAAACCTAAAGAAAAAGTTGAAAAAACTTTTAAAGGTTTTGCAGAAGGGAGAAGTAGATGAGTTATAATCAAACTCTTTGGAAAGAAATTAAGGACGTTGTAAATTCTAAGATATTAGCTAAAAACAACAGGTTTAAAAAATGGGAGTATGGTTACAACTCTGATTATGATTTTATAGTAATAAGTAAAACTGGAAAAATTGGACAAGTCATTGAAATACAAAATCTCAGGGTTGCTTTACCAGCAACAAATGAATCGTTTAAACGAAGTAAAGAAAAAAAGGAACAGTATTGGGAAAAACAAGAATACCCAAAAGAACTAAGTAGAATTAAAAGTAGATTTGACTGGGAAGAGTATTCAGCTGAATTTAAAGAAAAGTGGTACGATTATATTGATAATGAATTTACTAGAAGAGAACAAGGATTTTGGTTTCATAACAATGGTGTTGATACTTACATTACTGGCACTCATTACATGTACTTGCAATGGTCAAAGATCGACGTTGGAGCACCAGATTTTAGAGAAGCAAATAGATTATTCTTTATATTTTGGGAAGCATGCAAAGCAGATAACAGATGTTACGGGATGTGCTATCTTAAAAACAGAAGATCTGGATTTTCATTTATGTCCTCAGCAGAGCTTGTTAACCAAGCTACAATATCTTCTGACTCTAGATTCGGCATACTGTCCAAGTCTGGTGCAGATGCCAAAAAAATGTTTACAGATAAAGTTGTACCCATATCAGTTAACTACCCATTCTTTTTTAAACCCATTCAAGATGGTATGGACCGGCCAAAAACTGAGTTGGCTTATAGAGTTCCAGCATCTAAACTTACTAGAAAGAAGCTTGAGTCGAATGAACAACTTAGAGAACTAGACGGACTTGATACAACTATTGACTGGAAAAACACAGGTGATAACTCTTATGATGGTGAAAAGCTAAAACTATTAGCTCATGATGAAAGTGGTAAATGGGAAAGACCTGATAATATATTAAACAACTGGAGAGTTACAAAAACTACATTAAGGTTAGGATCTAGAATTGTAGGTAAATGTATGATGGGCTCAACTTCAAACGCACTAGACAAAGGTGGAAGCAATTTCAAAAAACTATATTACAATTCAAACGTTACAGAAAGAAATAGAAACGGACAAACATCTTCTGGCCTCTATTCTCTTTTCATCCCTATGGAGTGGAACTACGAAGGATTCATGGATACTCATGGATCACCTGTCTTCATTAGACAGAAGAGTGGAGTTAAAGGAGCAGATGGTTATAAAATTACAACAGGAGTTATTGAACATTGGCAAAACGAAGTTGAAGGATTAAAAAACGATCAAGACAGTTTAAACGAGTATTATAGACAATTTCCAAGAACTGAAGCTCACGCTTTTAGAGATGAAGCAAAAGATAGTTTATTTAATTTGACTAAAATATATCAACAAATAGATTTTAATGACGGCTTAAATAACGCAGCTTCTATAACAGTAGGCAACTTTCAATGGCAACAAGGTGTTAAAGATACTAAAGTAGAATTTATGCCTAACAAAAATGGTAGATTTTTAATATCATGGGTGCCACCAGTTAGTTTACAAAACACTATAATAAACAAAAATGGAACTAAATATCCAGGTAACGAGCATATTGGAGCTTTTGGCTGTGACTCTTACGATATTAGCGGTACTGTTGATGGCCGCGGCTCTAAAGGAGCATTACATGGATTAACTAAGTTTAGCATGGAAGACGCGCCACCTAATCATTTTTTTTTAGAATATATATCAAGACCACAAACAGCCGAGATATTTTTTGAAGATGTTTTAATGGCTTGTGTATTTTATGGTATGCCAATATTAGCTGAAAATAATAAACCTAGATTATTATATTACTTTAAGCGTAGAGGCTATAGAGGTTTTTCAATGAATCGTCCTGATAAAATTTGGAACAAACTTTCCACAACTGAAAAAGAAATAGGTGGAATACCTAATTCAAGTGAAGATATTAAGCAAGCACATGCTGCTGCTATAGAGTCTTATATAGAAAACTACGTAGGACTACTAGAAAATAAATATGGAGATATGTATTTTCAAAACACATTAAAAGATTGGAGTGGTTTTAATATAAATAATAGAACCAAGTTTGATGCTACTATTAGTTCTGGCTTAGCAATTATGGCTTGTAATAAAAATAGATATAAACCAAATCCCGATAAAAAATATCAACCTATAAAATTAGGAATAAGTAGATATAATAATTCAGGAACAATTTCAAAAATAATAGAATAGATATATGCAAATTTCATACAACACTAACAGTTCTTTTCCTAGTCAAGTAGTACCAGACGCCGAGAAAGCTACTCTGGAATATGGTCTTGCTGTAGGTAGAGCTATAGAGGGAGAGTGGTTTAGAAACTATAGAGGTGGAGCTGGTGGTAGTGGTTACGCAATTAATTATAATAATTACCACAATTTAAGACTTTACGCAAGAGGAGAACAACCTGTACAAAAATACAAAGATGAATTAGCTATTAATGGAGATTTATCATATTTAAATATAGACTGGAAACCAGTGCCTGTTATTGCTAAATTTGTAGATATAGTTGTTAATGGTATGTCAGAAAAGTCTTATGAATTAAAAGCTTTTGCAGTAGATCCATTTTCAATACAACAAAGAACTCAGTATGCTAGAGATTTAATGAGAGATGTTCAAGAAAGAGAATTAGCAGAGCAGATAAATCAAACTTTAGGTATAACTATAACAAGTCCTCAGTTTAGAGAATTAGGTTTAGAATCAGACGAAGAAGTTAAATTGCATTTGCAATTAGATTATAAACAATCTGTTGAAATAGCTGAAGAAGAATTATTAGAAGATGTTTTAAATAGAAATAAATATGAACTAACTAGACGTAGACTAGCTCAAGATTTAACTATTTTAGGTATTGGAGCAGTAAAAACAAACTGGAGTAAGGAGAAAGGCATAATAATAGATTATGTTGATCCTGCTACTTTAATATATTCTTATACAGAAGATCCTAATTTTGAAGATATATATTATGTTGGTGAAGTTAAAAGCATTAATTTAGCTGATTTAAAAACTCAATTTCCATATTTGTCTGATGAAGAAATGGAGCAAATACAAAAGTATCCTGGAAATTCAGAATATTTAAGAAATTGGAGTGGTAGAAATGATGAACAAACAGTTCAAGTTGTTTATTTTGAATATAAAACTTACTCTGACCAAGTATTTAAAGTTAAAAAAACAGCTACTGGTTTAGAAAAAGCATTAGAGAAACCTGATACTTTTAGCCCACCTGAAAATGAAAACTTTGAAGTTGTATCAAGAACTATTGAAACACTATATAGTGGCGCTAAAATACTAGGACACCCTATGATGTTAAAATGGGAGTTAGCAGAAAATATGACTAGACCTTTTGCTGATACTACTCGAGTTAAAATGAATTATAACATATGTGCTCCAAGAATGTACAAAGGTAGAATTGAATCTATAGTTAGTAGAGTAACTGGTTTTGCTGATATGATACAGTTGACACATTTAAAAATTCAACAAGTATTAGCTAGAATGGTGCCTGATGGTGTGTTTTTAGATATGGATGGTTTAGCAGAAGTTGACTTAGGTAATGGAACTAATTATAATCCTGCCGAAGCTTTAAATATGTATTTTCAAACTGGATCTATCGTGGGTAGATCGTTAACTCAAGATGGAGATCCTAACAGAGGTAAAGTTCCTATACAAGAATTGCAAACTGGATCTGGCGGAAATAAAATTGGAACTCTCATACAAACTTATCAGTACTACTTACAAATGATAAGAGACGTAACCGGACTTAACGAAGCAAGAGATGGATCAACTCCAGATAAAGATACTTTAGTAGGTTTACAAAAGCTAGCCGCTAATGCGTCTAATACTGCTACGAGGCATTTACAACAAGCAATGTCTTATTTAACTATAAGAACTGCTGAAAACGTTTCTTTAAGAATAAGTGATTCATTAGAATTTCCTTTTACAAAACAAGCTTTAGAAAATAGTATATCAAGATACAATTTAGCTACTTTATCAGAAATAAGTAATTTAAATCTTCATGATTTTGGAATATTTATAGAACTAGAACCAGATGAAGAGCAACAAGCTCAATTAGAACAAAATATACAAATAGCTTTAAAAAGTGGTGGTATTGATCTAGAAGATGCTATAGATCTTAGAGAAATTAAAAATATTAAGCTAGCAAATCAAATGCTAAAAGAGCGAAGAAGAAGAAAGCAAGAAAGAGATCAAAGAAATCAACAAGCTAATATTCAAGCTCAAGCTGAAGCTAATGCAAAAGCTTCTGAAGCCTCTGCACTAGCAGAATTGCAAAAGCAACAAGGTATTGCAGAAACAACCGTTAATGTTGAGAGAGCTAAATCACAAATGGATATTTCTGAAATGCAACAAAAAGCTGAAATAGATAAGCAATTAATGGAGCTTAAGTTTGGATATGACATGCAGTTAAAGCAGATGGATTTACAAGAAATAGCTACAAGAGAAAAATTTATTGAAGATAGAAAAGATGAAAGAACTAAATTAGAAGGTACTCAACAAAGCGAAATGATACAACAAAGAGATATGAATTTACCTTCTATAGATTTTACCACTGGTAAATCATTAGAAAACAGCGTGCCTGGTGCAGAGCTGTAATTATTAATTATTATATTATATTATGTCAGAAACAATTCAAGATAAAGAGGCTAAACCTTTAAAGATAAAAAAGCCTTCTTATAAAAAAATAGAAAACAAAGAATACAAATTAGATTTAACTAAAAAACCAGAAGATGCCGTTCAAGAGTCAAGCCCAGAGAAAGTGGATGTGGGCGAACGATCCACAGATGGCGAGAAAGTGGGAGAAACACACGAAAAACAAACCACTGCCATTGAGAGTAAAGAAGAAATAAAATCTCCTATTACAGAAGTAGTAGAAGAAAAAACTGATGATCTTGAAAAGGAAATAAAAGAAGCAAAAAGAGATGAAAAAGTATTAGGTAAGAAGTTACCTGAAAACATCGAAAAATTAATTTCTTTTATGGAAGATACTGGTGGATCTGTTGAGGATTATGTTAGATTAAATGCTGATTACAGCAAAGTAGATAATGATACTTTACTACAAGAGTATTATTCAAAAACAAAGCCACATTTAGATAGAGAAGAAATAAACTTTTTATTAGAAGATAAATTTTCTTTTGACGAAGATGTGGATGATGAAAAAGAAATTAAATTAAAGCGGTTAGCCGCTAAAGAAGAAATTGCAAAAGCCAAAAACTTTTTGGAAGAAACTAAGAGTAAATACTACGACGAAATCAAGTTGAGACCCGGCGTAACTCAAGATCAACAAAAAGCAATGGACTTTTTCAATAGATACAACAAAGAACAACAAGTAGCTGAAAAGCGACACGAGAAGTTTTTAGAAAAAACAAATAACTTATTTTCTGATGAATTTGAAGGTTTCGAGTTTAATCTTGGAGAAAAAAAGTTTAATTATAAAGTTCAAAATACATCGAGTGTTGTGGAAAAACAGTCAAACTTAAACACTTTTGTTAAGAAGTTCTTAAACAATGAGGGTGAAGTTGTTGATACTGTAGGTTATCACAAAGCTATGTACGCTGCGGATAACGCCGATACTATAGCTAATCATTTTTATGAGCAAGGCAAAGCCGACGCTTTAAAAAATGTTATGGCAAAATCTAAAAATATAACAAACGAACCTAGGCCACAGGCCAATGGAGATGTTTTTATTAATGGATTAAAAGTAAGAGCAATAACGGGCGCAGATAGTTCTAAGTTGAAATTTAAAGTAAAAAACAAAAACAACAACTAAAACATAAAACATGGCTTTTAATGTAAGCGGGTCTTTTCCTGCATCAATCGTTCCTATGCCAAAAAAAGTAACTGTACAAGACAATTATATTGACTTTCAGGATGCTAATTTTGACCAATGGACACAACAATATCTACCTGAGCTTTATGAAGCTGAAGTAGAAAGATACGGAAACCGAACTTTAGGTGGTTTCTTAAGAATGGTAGGCGCTGAAATGCCTATGACATCTGATCAAGTAATTTGGTCTGAACAAAATAGACTACACATTGCGTATAATACTGTACAAGTAGCTAACGCTGGTGGTGGTTTTCCTGCTGTTACAGTAACTATTACTCCAGGTGCTAATCCTAATCCAAGTTCTGGTATTAGAGTTGGTGCTACACTTTTAGTTTCTGATAACGCTACTGGCTTAGTTACTACTAAATTATTAGTAACTGCTTTAGCTGGTAATAATGGATATACTTTAACTTGTCACGCATACGAAGGCGCTGCTTTACCAGCTGCTTTAGTAACTGGTGCTGGTTCTAACAGTTTATTCGTTTATGGTTCTATGTTTCCAAAAGGAAGTAATGGAATGGCTGGCGCTCTTGAGCCAAGCTTAACTACTTTTAAAAATTCACCAATTATCTTAAAAGATAATTATGAATTAAGTGGTTCTGATGCTGCTCAAATTGGCTGGATAGAAGTCGCTACTGAAGACGGAACTTCAGGATACATGTGGTATCTAAAAGCTGAGTCTGAAACTAGATTAAGA